GCTGCAACCGTTCATTGACAAGGAGTTTGCAGAGTTGGCTAGCGTGACCAATGCGTATGCCAACAAGATGTTCATGGGGCGAGAAGTAATTGCACAGAAGGGCGTGTGGACTGCCAAGAAGCGGTACATGCTATCGGTGTGGAACAGCGAAGGTGTGCAGTACAAGACTCCCAAGTTCAAGATCATGGGGATTGAAACCACACGGTCTAGCACTCCTGCGTATGTGCGAAAGGCTTTGAAAAAGGCAGTTGAGATGGTGCTGCTAAAGGACGAGTCTACTCTACAGCAATTTGTGAAAACCACTCGTGAAGAATTCAAGGGATTGCCGCCTGAAGCAATGGCATTTCCCCGTTCAGTAAACGGAATGGGTGAATACAAGGACGCAAAAACCGTATATCGTAAATCCACACCTATTGCGGTCAAGGCAGCACTACTACACAACCAGTTGGTGCACGCCAAGGGCTTGGTCAAGAAGTACAAGAGTATTGGTGAAGGCGAAAAGATTAAGTTTATCTATTTACGAACACCCAATCCTATCCACGAGCATGTGATTGGTTTTACATCCACCCTGCCCCCCGAATTTGAATTACAGAAGTATGTTGATTGGCAACTACAGTTTGAAAAATCATTCTTGGAACCACTCCGCAGTATTACAAATTCGGTGGGGTGGAAAACTGAACAAGAAAATACTTTAGAATCACTTTTCGTGTGATGATGGCATAGATACAGTAACCCCTTACAATGGAGATTTAGAAATGGCAACACTAATTTTGAAGATGCGTAGTGGAGAAGAGATTATTGCAAAGACCACAGAGAAGTTTAGTGGTGAGACTGTGACAGGATACCATCTAAAGAATCCGTGCATGTTGATTCCTGTTCCAGGTCGCAACGGTCAGGGTGCAAGCCTTGCTATCGTGCCGTGGATGGCTTCAGTCAAGCAGGATCAGGGCTTTGAGATTCCAAAGGACGCAGTGCTGTTTACTGCTGAACCCGCTGACGATCTAGCAAATGAATTTAATAGTGCGTTTGGATCGGGACTTGTTGTGCCTACCAAGGAGATGGCGGTTCCCTCGCTCAAGTTGACTACTTGAGATGGCACTAATTGAATTAAATAAGCAGTACATTTGCAACCTCCTTCGTGAGAGGAAGGAGTGGTTGCAAACTGAAGTAAAGAGATTGATGCTTGACAAAGGCTCATCTTCTGTTATGATTGAGGCGTACATCCGTGAGATGGAAACCATTGACACACAACGAAAGGCATTAGGCAAATGAATCTAAAGGACATTCTAAAGGCATCAGGCAACAAGTACGGCAAGATTGCAATTGAAGGGCTGGACGGCAGCGACACCCAATCGTACATTTCCACAGGCTCGTATTCGTTCAACGCTTTGGTGAGTGGTTCGCTGTACGGTGGTCTGCCTGACAACAAGATTGTAGCCCTTGCAGGCGAGCAAGCCACAGGCAAGACCTACTTTGCCTTGAATGTGGTTCGTGAGTTCCTGAACGCTGGCGAGAACAGCATGGTGCTGTACTTTGATTCCGAGCAGGCAATCACTAGCGAAATGCTAGACTCTCGTGGCATTGATCGGCAGCGGGTTGCGGTTCTGCCTGTGGCTACCGTTGAAGAGTTCCGCCACCAGTGCATTTCAGCCATTGACAAGTATCTGGAAACCGATGAAGCCAAGCGTCCACGCATGATGATCGTGTTGGATTCGCTTGGCATGTTGAGCACCGAAAAGGAAATGAACGACACCGCAGAAGGCAAGAACACTCGTGACATGACCCGTGCACAGGTGGTCAAGGCTGCGTTTCGCGTGCTTACCATCAAGTTGGGGCACGCTCGTATTCCCATGATTATGACCAACCACACCTACGATGTGGTGGGTGCGTATGTGCCAACCAAGGAAATGGGTGGCGGTGCAGGACTAAAGTACGCTGCGTCCACCATTATCTACCTGTCCAAGAAGAAGGACAAGGTGGACAATGAAGTGGTTGGCAACATCATCCATTGCAAGACCTACAAGAGTCGCAAGACCAAGGAAAACAAGATGGTGGATGTGCAGTTGAACTTTGATACGGGACTGAATCCGTATTACGGGCTGCTAGACATTGCCATCAAGTACGATATTTTCAAGAAGGTGTCCACCAAGGTTGATGTGGGTGGTGGCAAGACTGCGTTTGAATCGCAGATCATCAAGAATCCTGAAAAGTATTTTACCAAGGAAGTCATGGACAAGTTGGAGGTTGCGGTTGCCAAGGAGTTCTGCTACGGCAAGGACGAACCACAGCCTGTGGGTGAAAACGATACGGAGGAATAAATGAGTACGATTGAACAAACAGTTATTGCAGGACTCCTAAACAACGACGAGTTCTGCAAGAAGGCTGTTCCATTCCTTCAGGAAGAGTATTTTGCCAATCGCCCTGATCGTGCGGTGTTCCGTGAGATCAAGGGATTCATTGAGAAATATAAGGGGGTTCCCTCCAAGGAAGCCCTCCTTATCTCTTTGGAAGGCGACAAGGCTCTTACCGAAGACGAGATCAAGCGGTGCAGGGAAACCGTGGACGCGGTGTGTCGGGGTGAAAAGCAAGACACCCAATGGCTGCTAGACACCACAGAAAAGTTCTGCAAGGACAAAGCCATTTACAATGCCATTCTTGAATCCATTCATATTATTGATGGCAAGGACAAGGTGCGTACACCTAATGCTCTGCCTGATATTTTGAGCAAGGCACTGGCGGTTTCGTTTGACACAAATATTGGTCACGATTACCTTGAGAACTACGAATCCCGCTACGAGGTGCTGCACCGCGAAGAAGACAAGATTCCGTTTGACTTGGAAATGTTCAACCTGATTACCAAGGGCGGTGTGGCTCCCAAGACTTTTAATGTGATTATGGCAGGAACAGGCGTTGGCAAGTCCTTGTTCATGTGTCACCACGCAGCGTGTTGTCTCATGCAGAACAAGAATGTGCTGTACATCACGCTGGAAATGGCAGAAGAGCGTATTGCAGAACGCATTGACGCAAACATCATGGACATCACGATGGATGAACTCCACGATCTGCCTCTTGATATGTACGAGAAGCGGTTGCAAGCGTCCACACGGGGCGTGAATGGCAAACTCATCATCAAGGAGTATCCCACTTCGGTGGCTAATGCCAACCACTTCCGTGTGCTGATGGATGAACTCAAACTCAAGAAGGGGTTCACTCCTGATATTGTGTTTATTGATTACATCAACATCTGCTCGTCGTCTCGTCTCAAGAGCGGTGGCAGTAATGTGAATTCGTACAGTTACATCAAGGCTATTGCAGAAGAGTTGCGTGGGCTTGCAATGGAAAGAAATGTGCCCATCTTTACAGCCACACAGGTGAACCGTTCAGGATTTTCATCCAGTGATGTGGAACTCACCGATACTTCAGAGTCGTTTGGTTTGCCCCATACCGCAGACTTTATGGCAGCACTTATTACAACTGAAGAATTGGAAAAGGCAGGGCAGATCATGGTGAAGCAGTTAAAGAACCGCTACAACACCAAGGCTGCAAACAAGAAGTTTATTGTGGGTTTGAACTACGCCAAGATGAAGTTCTACGATGTCAAAAAGGAAGAGTTTGAGGAATTAAGCGAAGCGGCTACAACCAAAGAGGAAGGGTTTGGTAGTGGCTACGGCAAGAAGGAGTTTGCCAAGAAGTTTGGTGGCAAGGACGCAAGCGACTGGAATTTCTAAATGAGTATTTTGACGGACAAGAAATACATTAATTTGGTGTCTCCACAACTTCAGAAGTTCAAGTGGAAGGGGTCTGATCTTGCAAACTGTCGCTGCCCTCTTTGCGGAGACTCACAAAAGAACAAGAACAAGGCTCGTGGGTTTTTCTTTCCCAAGAAGAACGACTTTTACTACAAGTGCCACAACTGTGGAATCGGTCACACCGTATACAAGTTTTTGGAGATCATAGCACCTGCTCTTTGCCGCGAATACGCACTAGAGCGGTGGCGTAACGGTGAGAATGGACACAGCAACTACCCCAAGCCTGATGAAACCGCAATCATTAAGCCCAAAATAAATATTACACTTCCGCGTATTTCTGACCTGCCACCCGATCACGCTGCTCGCAAATATTGTGAAGGGCGACGCATTCCGTGCCCTGAACGGTTCTATTTTTGCGAAGGGTTTGGGGATTGGGTGCGTGGCATTGACCCTACATACACAACCGTGCCCAATGATGAGCGTATCGTCATTCCGTTCCTGAACAAGAGCGGAGAACTACTGGGAGTGCAAGGACGGGCTATTGGAGGCTCCAAGAACGCCATACGGTACATTACTGTGAAGTTCGTCAAGGACGGCAGAATGTTTTTCGGAGGCGATACAGTTGACTATTCACGACGAGTTTACGCAACAGAAGGCCCGATTGATTCTGTATTTTTGGATAATGGCATTGCTTTCGCTGGCAGCGAATTGGGAGATGTGGTCAAGCGTTTCAATAATATTGTTGTTGTTCTGGACAACGAGCCACGCAACCGAGAAATTGTTGAAGCCACGCGAGAAGCCATTGAAGCGGGCTACACAGTCTGCGTGTGGGGTTCTGGAGTACTAGAAAAAGATATTAATGACATGGTGCTTTCAGGCAAGTCCCCACAAGAACTGCAAGCAGACATTGATAGATACTCATGTAGTGGTATGGAAGCGCGATTGAAATGGAGCCAATGGAAAAGGATTTAATATGGAAGAAGAACACGAAGACGGTCACAGTTTCAAGCACCCAGTAGTGGCTTACGCTTTTGCAATTGTTGAGTACCTGAAGAACACCAATCCTGAACTGTACAAGCGAGCGGTTGAGTACGCTGAAGACCTGACAGGTGTTGAACTTGAAGGGTTTGAGTTGGAAGAAGTGGGTGGTGAAGACATCAGCGAAAACAACCACGAAATCACTGACGAAGACATGACTGACGGCTGGTTTGGAGACACCGATGAAACCGAGTGAAACCTTTTACTCTGTGCTGAACTGTGGTCATGTGGAATATGTGGATCACATGGGTAGTGATCTTACTGTTGTGAACGCTGCCCGTGTGTCTTTCAACAAAGAGAGTGATTGGGGAGTAGACGAAGCCGCAAAAAAGAGACTAACCGATAGTGGTTCTAGATTTGACGAAAACGAACTGCGTGTGTTGCCTCAAAAGGATGAGCGGCTGATTGCGTATTTGGCTAAACACAAGCACTGGACTCCTTTTGCCCATCCACAGATCACCCTACGGATCAAGGCTCCCATCTTTGTTCGTACTCAACTGTTCAAGCACAAGGTAGGGTTCACCGAGAACGAAGTGTCTCGTCGCTATGTCACAGACGAACCGCAGTTTTACACCCCCGACTGGCGAGCAGCCCCCACCGATGGAGCCAAGCAAGGCAGCAGCGATTTTATTGACGGTGCAGAGGCTTATGAGTTAGACAAGTTGTACAACCGTGTAGTACTGGACGCACTGGATGTGTACAACCGTCTGCTAGCCGAAGGTGTTGCACCTGAGCAGGCACGATCCATTTTACCACAGGGGACATATACAGAATGGTGGTGGACAGGTTCACTGTCTGCTTATGCACGGGTCTACGCACAACGAAGCGATGCCCACGCACAATGGGAAGTGCAGGAGTACGCCAAAGCAATTTCTGAAATCATTGCACCCCTGTTCCCCCACTCGTGGAAAGCACTAACGGGACTCCCTACATAGTAGAATGGAACAGTTTAAGCGATTCTCCAAGCCTAAAGACTCGCAAGAGCCAGCCAAGCCTCTACCGTTTTCGGAGGGGCGTTACGGCTTTGGGTCACAGTTTACCCTGACACACCGTGTCAAGGGCACAGACTACAAGATTGGTGATCGGTTTACATATGTTTCACAGTCTGATGCAGCCGCACATAATCCGTATATTTTGAAAATTGGGGAAGGCTTTGGTGAGTACTGTTTTGCTGATCCAAACGGTCGAGCAGTCATCCTATCTGCTGATGTGGGTGTGGTAGACACCCTGTTTGAGTGGGCGAAACCACAACCCCAAACTGTGGTGTTGACCGAAGGTGAAGAGTTTATTCCACCGCCACCCCCACCCGTATTCATTACCGAGCAGCAGTTCACCGAGTTCCGAAAGGGCTTGGCTACTGTGCTTTCAGAAATTGCTGCTATTGTTCCCCAAAAGGGTGAGCGTGGTGAACGGGGTGAGAAGGGTGAGAGAGGCGAAGCAGGCGAGCGTGGTGATAGCGGATGGACAGGTTGGCCAGGAGACAAAGGCGAACAAGGTGTACAAGGCGAAAAGGGTGAAAAGGGAGACAAAGGCGATGCAGGCGAAAGAGGCGAAAAAGGTGAAACAGGTCAGCAAGGCCCGAAGGGCGAGCGTGGCGAAAAGGGTGAAACAGGTGAGAAAGGCTCTAGCGGAGATCGTGGAGAAGTTGGGCCTCGTGGTGAGCAAGGGGAGAAGGGTGATAAAGGCGATAGAGGCGAGGCTGGATTACGAGGTCAAGACGGCAAAGACGGAAAAGACGGCAAAGACGGTGCGGAAGGTAAAGCGGGAAGAGTGGGGGAGAAGGGACTAAAGGGAGATAAGGGTGATCGTGGCGAGCGTGGTGAGAAGGGTGACAAGGGTGATGTTGGTGACAGCGGACTGCTGACTGCCAAGTTCCCGCTTGTTTACGATGCCCAAGAAAAATCTGTTAGTATTGACGAAGCCCGATTAGATAAAATCCTAAAGAAGATTCTTGGCGGCGGCAAGGTTTCACCGCAGGACATGGGCTGGCTTGCGTCCACTGGTGGCGGTGGCAAGGTGGCTGTGTATGTGAACGGCGGCAAAGTTACTCCTGATGTGCGAACTCTTGATTTCACAGGAGCAGGAGTAACTTTTGCAAAAGTGGGCGGCAGAGTTACTATTGATATCACAGGAAGTGGTGGTGGCACGGTTGGAGCAACAGGAGCAACAGGAGCAACAGGAGCAACGGGACCACAAGGCGCAGCAGGCGCAGGTGTTGCTGGTAACAACGATGTTGGTGTGATGTATTTGAAAAATAATGCTGTCGAGACAGTAATTACTGCAATCAACCAGCGTCAGATTGTCGGCGGAACGATGGAGACTGGAACCTTATACAACTTCATCAAAGATCCCTCGACTAACTCGTTGAAATACACAGGTACTAGTGGAAGATTTCATGTTATTGCAACCTTCAACTTTTTTACCGAAGTCAGCAACAACACATGTGGATTCTATATCGGAAAGAACACAGATCCTGCCAGTGGTTTGAGTGCGGATGCTGACAGGATATCGGAGTCAGAAATCTATGTTGACTGCCCATCATCGTCTAAACCAGTAGCGGGTGCTATTCAGACAATAGTTGATCTGGAGACAGATGATCGTATCTTCTTTATTGTGCAGAACAAAACTGCCGCAAAGAATATCACTGTTGAGTTTATGAAGTTTATAGCAGTTCCCTTGACATCCGAACGGGGAGCAACGGGAGCAACTGGTGAAACTCCAACAAATTATGTAATCTCATTCAACGGACTCACAGGTGCAGTTCAAGGTGTATCTTCAGCCAACGGACTCACAGGTGCAGTATCGTTCCGTGCAGGCGCGGGAATAACACTTTCCACAAGCGGAGGTGGCATTTCTTTTGGAATTCATTACGGAGCAACAGGTGCGGGTGCACCTTTCAGTATTGCTTCTCCTAGCAATCTTGATAAATTCTTGTTTCAGGACAATGAAACAGGACAAATGCAAATAGTATCGTACTCAACTATTTTAACAAAGGCTGCTCAAGTAGGAGAAATTTTAAGTACATCAGCGTCCTACACTCCAAATATTACCAATTTCGTGGTACAAAATACATCATCTGGTCTAACAGAAATGGTGTCTGCCAACAATGTATTTTCAAGTATTGATGGTGGTATTTACGATGGCTCTGTGCCAATTCCATAAATATCATAACAGGAATACCCAATGGCAGTACAAATAAGCATAGCAAAAGGAACTTCAAACCCCACTTCCTCCACGGGATTAACCCTTGGTGAGCCTGTTTTTAATTACGCCAACAATACCTTTTGGATGGGCAAAGGCAGCGGAGTAACTCCAATTTGGTTGGGTGCAGGCATTTGCGGTGCGTCAGGCGGAATTGCCGCAGGACTTACCTATCAGATTCCCACACTTGGTGCAGTTAAAGACTATTTTTCTGCGGTATCTTCCAACTTTTTAGGAACTACTGCCTCGTATGTGAGTTCATTCAACGGACTCACAGGTGCAGTGCAGGGTGTGTCGGCAGCAGTTGCAGGAACAGGTATTTCTGTTAGCGGAGCAACTGGTGCAGTTACGATTACCAATATCGGAGTTCAATCGTTCAACGGACTCACTGGCGCAGTTACAGGTGTCACGGTGGGTGGTGCAAACACCTTTACAGCACTCAATACTTTCAATGCAGGTATTAGTGCGGCAGGTGGAGTAACCTTCGCCAATGATATTTTTGTAAATAGTTTGAGAATTGGTCAGGGACCAGTTTCGGGATCTTCCAATACTGCAATAGGAGATAATACATTAACATTATTGGAAAGCGGTACTAGCAACACGGCGATTGGTAGTTCTGCTCTTGCATCAGCAACTGGTGGTGATGGTAATGTGGCAATTGGTTCTGGCGCAATGGCTGGTGGTTCCAATGCTGGTAATAATAATGTGGCAATTGGTGACATTGCGCTTTCTTCAAATAATGGCGGAAATAATATTGTGGGAATAGGATATGGTGCATTGGGTGGTGCCGCATCCAATTCTGATAGTACTGCAATAGGTAATTTTTCTCTAGGAAACATTTCGACTGGATCTCGTAACACTGCAATCGGAAGTTTGGCTGGATCAAAAAGAACATCAGCGGGTTTGATTCTTACATCAGCAACTGGTGGAATTTACATTGGTTACGATGCCCGTGGATCTGCAAATGCACAAACCAACGAGATTGTAATTGGTACTCTAGCCGTTGGTTTAGGCTCCAATACAGCAGTCATCGGTGCAACTGCACAAACCTCCGCAACCATATACGGATTGGTGAATGCACCAAGTGGTATTAATGCTTCTGGTGGTGCAACTTTATCATCAAACACAACAATTCCTTCTGGTGCAACTCTTACCGTTAATGGAAACTTTGTTGCCAACGGAAATGTCAATCTTGGTGATGCCGTAACAGATGCAATTACTGTTACTGGAGTTTTGGCAGCAAATGGTGGTTTGAGTGCCGCAGGCGGAACCTTCTCGTCTCTGACCCGTTTCACCGCAGGCATCTCTTCAGCAGGCGGAACATTCTCGTCTCTGACCCGTTTCACCGCAGGAATCACCGCATCCACTCTGTATGTGTCAGGTGGTGTAACATTCGCAGGTGCATTATCGGCAGTAGATGTTTACGCTACATCAGTTTATGTAAGTGGAGGAATATTTCCATCTGGTAGTAATACTCTTAATTTGAATACCAATGGTAGTTCAATAACCAATATTGGCGATGTAAATAATGACAATAGCAATACAAATATTCAAGTTGATGACTCTACTGGAACAATCACACTAAGTGCGCCTGTGGGTGGTATAAACAACTTCGGCGGTTTCCTTAATCAAGTATCGGCTCCATCGTTTGCAGACACCTATTCGTTTTGCCAAACATACCGAGCCACTACAACGGCTACCACAGCCAACCAAACTATTGCTACAGTTCCTAGTGTTTATGATGACGGAGAAATCCCCCCAGTAATGGGATATCCCGCTTTTGAAGTCACAATTTCTGCTCGTGACACTGTATTGAACAAAGTGGAAATGTTGAAGATGTTGGTGGTGCAGGACGGAACCAATACTGTAAACACGCAATACGGCTTGATTCGCACAGGAGCAACTGGTCCTGTGTCTTCTTACAGCACAACATTGAGTGGCACACCAAAGAATCTACTTATTCGTGCCACACCACTTTCCACCAACAGCACCACATTCACAACCACCGTTCGTGCTCAAAATAATGGATAACGACTAGGAGATAAAATGGCAGACACCACAGTACCATTCAACGCAACATTCGGCTTGGCAACTGGTGCATCAGCAACCACTGTCATTGAAGAAGACGCAATAATCAAGCCAAACATTTCTCAAACATATACGGCAGTTCAAAACTTTAATGGTGGAATTAGTGCATCAGGAGCAACCTTTAGTGGAAACATTTCTGCTCCGAATCTTGTGACCTCTTTCAACTCCGCTACTGGTGCTGTTTCTTTTACTGACTATGTTTCTACCTTTAACGGTGTAAGTGGTTCAGTTACGGGAGTTGGTTCTTTTAACGGAGCAACTGGAGCAGTAAAAGGTCATAATTTTGTTATTCATCGCCACGAATCCCGATCAGGTTTAACCGCACAAAGTGATTATGTTGCGTTCAATGATTTCATAATGAATAACTTGTCGTCAAGCATTCCAAATGGTGCTTGGTTAGGACAAAATGCAAACGGTGGTTCGTTTACTATTTCTACAGCAAACATCACATCATTCGGATACGACAAATGTAATGGCGTGATAACGATAATCACGGGTACAACAAATAATACAACAGGGTACGCTGGTATGTTACTACAAGCCAGCCACATTCCAGGAATTCCAACTCCATCTAATGGCTATGTTACAAAATACGAACACGAATGCAGATTTATGACTGATACTGATGTAACATCACAAAACACAAAAACAAGAATCGGATTCGCGGACACATGGACAAATACTGTTGCTGGTGATGGTGTATATTTTGAAAGAACTTATGATGCAGATAATACTCCAACGGAAACCACATTCAAGGTGGTATTCCGAAACGGTGGTTCAGAGGAAAGAATTGATACAGGGGTAACATTTGCTGCTAGCACAATCTACAGAACATATCTCTGTGTTGAACGAGATACTGCTGGCACAGTCACTACCACATGGGAAATACTAAACGACACCACGAGTGTAACATCTGGTGGAACTGCTGCTCCCACTACGACTGCCAGACTTCCATTGCCAAGCACCGATTACATTAATCCAGGAATTATTATACAAAAAACAGGAACAAGTACAACCGCAACCAGCCGTGTTTTACGAGTTGATTACATTGGAACTCGAATACGAAGACCTCTTAACAGAGACATGAAACTGTTTGCTTGAAAAGGATAGCATATGGCAAACCCCAGACCACTTTCAATTGTAAAAGTTAAATCAAATATGCTCAACGATTTCAGAGTAGAGTCTTTTGGACTCCGAGCCGAAGACCGTTTTGTTTATCTTGGAGAGATTGCACAAGATCCTACGCGATGTATAGTGGAAGGAATCTATTGCGGAAAAAGAGTTCCGTATCTGTTTGTTGACATGTTTGAAGAAGTTGACCCAACAGATTTTTGATTTGTAACTAAAAATTCAAATCTATATTTGATCGCCTGTGAACACATCGGTAGGGGCTACATACTCTACCAACCCTAACAATGGAGGCACGAATGACCAAAACTCTTCCCAGTTTCTATCAGCAATTCATCCATCTTTCAAGGTACTCGCGGTGGATTGAAAGCGAAGGCAGACGCGAAACATGGGAAGAAACTGTTGCTCGTTATTTCCGTTTCTTTGACGAGCATTGGGAAGAGAAGGGCGTAAAGATTCCCAAGTCTGTTCGTGAAGAATTGGAATCCTCTATCCTGAATCAAGAAATCATGCCGTCCATGCGTTCGCTAATGACCGCAGGCGAAGCACTAAAGCGTGACAACACCGCAGGCTACAACTGCTCGTATGTGGCAGTAAACAAGGTGCGTGCGTTTGATGAAATCCTGTATGTGCTTATGTGCGGCACAGGCGTGGGCTTCTCTGTGGAGCGGCAGTATGTGGAGAAACTACCCACTATTGCAGAGCAGTTCAGCAGTAGCGATACTGTTATCGTGGTGAAGGACTCCAAGGAAGGTTGGGCAAAAGCGTATCGTGAACTGGTTTCACTCCTGATTGGTGGGCAGATTCCGTCGTGGGATACCAGTAAGATTCGCCCCGCTGGTGCAAGACTAAAAACATTTGGCGGTCGTGCAAGCGGTCCTCGCCCACTTGAAGAACTGTTCAGTTTCACCGTTGATACTTTCAAGCGAGCAGCAGGACGCAAACTCACTTCAATGGAATGCCATGACATTATTTGCAAGGTAGCAGAAGTGGTTGTGGTGGGTGGTGTGCGTCGTTCTGCACTCATCTCTCTGTCCAATCTGACAGACGAGCGTATGCGTAACGCCAAGAGCGGTGCGTGGTGGAACGAGAATCCACAGCGAGCACTGGCTAACAACAGCGTGGCGTACAAGGAGAAGCCCGAGATTGGCACATTCATGGAAGAGTGGCTGTCTCTGTACAACAGCAAGAGCGGTGAGCGTGGTATCTTTAACCGTGAGGCTGCACAGAAGACTGTGGAAAAGTTGGTTGAACGCCGTGATGCCACCTACGAGTTCGGCACTAATCCGTGTTCTGAAATTATTCTGCGTGATAAGCAGTTCTGCAATCTGTCTGAAGTAATTGTTCGCAAGGACGATACAGAAGAAACCTTGAAGCGTAAGGTGCGGCTTGCTGCTATTCTTGGCACATGGCAGGCTAGTCTTACCCATTTCCCGTACCTGTCTAGTGAGTGGAAGAAGAACTGTGAAGAGGAAGCACTGCTTGGTGTATCACTCACAGGTATTCTTGACAACGCCATGATGCGTGACAACACCGAAAACTTGCAGCACATTCTTG